TGGATTTATAAACAATTAAATAAATAAAATTATGGAAAAAGAAATGTCAGAACTACTGATCAGTGTTCAAGAACAAGCACGATCACTATCGCAAAAACTAAAATGGTATAATCACTTTGTAGATTATATAAATCAAGTAGACTCCAGCTTATATAATGAGGGTTGTGAGTATGCAGATAACTGTGAAGACTCTTAAATATGGGAGAGTTTTGGAAAATAATAGGAGATCTAGGAATATACTTCGTAGTATTTTATGTATCGTTATTTATATTAATATACATAAGAGGGGTACTTTTATTGATCACAGATATAATAAATAGATTAACTAAAATTAAATAAAATGAAAATAAAAATAAAAACAAAGCAGTTAGCTAGAGAGTTGACTAATAATAAATTAAAAGAAATATATGGAGAAGAAGCAGTATTTGAGGATAACTTTGATGAGTTCTATGGCAGGAAATATAGAAAAGAAGTTATGAGTGATGCTAATAAATACTTTGACTATTACTATGGTAAGATCAAGGAGTGTATAGTATACCCATTTAAAGAAGGGGAGACTTATTATACCATCAAGAATGGGAAAATTATTGAAAGTTGTTGGGACGATATTAGTGAAGAAATGTACAGATCAAATCCTGATATAAGGTTTTTTAAAAAAGAAAGTGTAGCACTTATGTATATGGTGCAATATAGAAATGATGAACAAATAAAATTATTAAAAAATGGAACGACAAATTGATAACTCAAGATTAACAAAGGCAGTTAGTCCAAGTAGTAACATGTCAGGATCTGTATGTTCTGATTATGTTAATGAAATGAAATTAAAAAGAATATTAATAAAGTCTTTAGATGACCCTGAAACAATAGAAAATTTAAAAAATAAAAAAGGCTTCGGTAAAACTTATTATATGGTTGTAAAAAAGGTTAGAGAAATGATAGACTCAAAAGTTCAACGACTAGATAAAGATAGAATTAATCTTTACTTAAAAAAAATAGAAAACAAAAAGCCTATATACAACTGTATTTTACAGATCAAATCAGAAAACAATAAGTGGTAAACTAAAAAAAACTTTCAGAAACTATTGTGAAAGTGAAAAAATATTATTATTATTGTGTATAATTTAATTAAAAAAAAGAAAATATGACAAACTTAAAAACCATAAACATCAAAGGGAAAAGCTATGTAGAAGTATCAGAAAGATTAAAATACTTTAGAAATAACTACAAAGATTATTCATTAACAACTCAAATTATAGAATGTACTAGCGATCAATGTGTAATGGTGGCAAACGTTGTAGATCCTAATGGTAGGATTGTTGCTACGGGGCATGCACACGAAACAAAGAACTCAAGTTTTATAAATAAAACAAGTCATGTGGAGAATTGTGAAACATCTGCTTGGGGTAGAGCATTAGCTAATTTTGGTATAGGAATAGACTCCAGTGTAGCATCTGCTAATGAAGTACAAATGGCTATAGCACAAGAGTCTGTAAAGACAAAGCCAAAGGGTAAAAAGAAAATGACTACCAAAATATTTGAAGCTATGTTAAAATCTATATCAGATGGAAACCCAGATCTTGTGAAAGATCATATGCATAAATACGAAATGACTAAGGCACAAAGGTCAACCCTAGAAGAACAACTATAAAACCATAAAATATGTTTGAGACATTTATAAAAAAGTTTCGTTCAGACGAAAACTATTACACAGACTTTGACTTTATTACAAACTCACAATTAGGTTTAATATCAAGAAGTCCCGCCACTTATGATCATTATAAAAACAATCCAAGCTTAAGGCCAGAAACTAAAGCACTAAAGTTTGGTAGAGCTTTTCACTTATGTATGTTAGAGCCTAAAAAATTTGATCAACAAGTAGTGGTAGAGCCAGAGGTAAACAAAAGAACTAAGGCGGGTAAAGAGGAGATGGCTAAATTTAATGAAGACAATATAGGTAATACTATATTAACTAAAGATGACTACACCTCTTTAATAGGAATGAGAAATAGATTATTTTCATCTCATGAGTGTATGGATCTTTTATCTAGTGGGGAGGCCGAAGTTCCTCAGGTATGGAAAGATGAGGATATAGATGTCTTGTGTAAATGCAAGGCAGACTATTGGAATAAGGATAAAAAAATATTAATTGATATAAAAACAACTACAGACGCAAGTCCAAGTGGTTTTAAGTTGTCTGTAAAAAAATACTCTTATGATAGACAATCCGCTTACTATTCTGATGGATTTAATGCGGACCGATTTATATTTATTGTTATAGAAAAAACGGCTCCGTATAATATGGGTATCTATGAGTGTAGTGGAGAAACTTTAGAGGTTGGTAGAGATAAATACAAATACTTATTAGGTGTTTACAGGAAATTCTTTATCAATTCAGAAATAGATCCATACGAATTTGTACACCAAGAATTAATTTAAAACTAAAGCTATGAATATATTAACAAAAACAATGAAGGAAAACAAACTTACTAGAAAAGAGGTTAGTAAATTAACGGGAATATCACTACCAACATTAAGAAAGTACATGAAATCACCCGAGCTTTTTTCTTGTAAAAGTGCTAATCAAATAATGAAAAAACTTAAAACCGAAGACTATGAAGAAACTTTTAGAAAATTATTTAACATTAAAGGATGATCTACTCACAGAGAGGCTTAACAATATAGTAACTATTATAGGTCAGGTCCACAGGATACCTCCAAAAGAATTAATGGTTACCTCTGGTAGAAGAAGGGAAATTGTTCAAGCTAGAAACACGGCCTGTAATATAATGAGATCCTCTTTAGAGTTATCTTTAGAGGAGATAGCCGAAAGTTTAGGTTATAAATCTCATTCATCTATCTTACATGCCTTAAAAATGCACGAAATGGATGTTAAATTTGATAGAATTTATAAAAATAAATACCACTCTATAATGGAGTGTTTGGTGGAGATGAACCACGGTAATAAATCCATTAATTTAAATGATCATGAGGATACAATGAGGATGTTTCACCTTCGCTTGTTAACTCTTGAGAGTAAAATTGATGATATAACAAGTATTATTAACAAATAAATTATTAATTATGGAAAAAAATGAAACTGTTTACTGTGGAAACGGTAAAGAAAAAAGGTTTGACGATGGAGGATCTATCGTTAACTTTAGTGTTGACTTAATGAAAATTAAGGATCACGTTTATGAGTACAAAGGTAAGAAGTATGTAAACCTTACTATGTGTGCTAATAGAGATGGTGAGAATGAGTATGGTAAGACTCACTATATTAAAATCAACGACTTCAAGCCAGAGGCTAAAACTGAAAAGGCTGAAGAACCATTACCATTTTAATTAAATGAATGATTAAGGGGGGTGCTCGTTGTAAGTAGCGGTTATTCACTCAAACGTACATGTAGTTAATTCAAGCATGTGAGAGCTCCCCTTTTTTATTAAAGAAATATAGAAGGGTGTCTTTAGTAGACGTTTATAATTAATCGTGTCCACGATCTACGATGTGTTCTAAAAGGCACCCCTCTAATTAAAACTAAAAACCTATATGTATTTAAAACTAAAAAACAATATGTCTGTAGACAGTAATGCTATAATAAGCTTTACTAGAATAGAGAAAACAATACACGTGTTAACTAAGTATAGCGATATACCTGTAGTTGTTACGTATAATTTAGAAGAAGACTGTAAGCAAACTTATTTAAATTTAGACGCACACTTCAAATCAAAGAGTCTTCATAAAGAAAGAAGAGTCGTAAAAGAATCTGACTCAGACCTACAAACAAAGGAGGCTTTGTTTAAAACTTTCTGGGACTCTTATAATAAAAAGATAGGTACACACAAGTGTAAGGAAAAGTTTATGAGGTATAGTATTACTAATATGGGCAAGATAGTATCTTCTTGTATAGAGTATGTAAGGACAACTCCAGAAATTAAGTATAGAAAAAATCCTTTAACGTGGTTAAATGGAGAATATTGGAAAGATGAAAAGGAGATTACAAAAGAAAAAGTTAAACAAGATTTTGATGTGGATCAATTATTTAGATAATGAGTTTAAAAAACGATAGAATAAAATTAAAGTCAAATAGCTCTGAAGAGGTTAGGCACGTTTGTCACAACTGCTCACATGATCGCAAGAAGAAGAATGAAAAATGTCTTGCTATTAACAGTGAAACAGGGGCTTATGTTTGTCATCACTGTGGAGACAGTGGTATACTAAACACTCATAAAACTTATACAAAGAAAGAGAAGGTCCAGTACAATAGGCCAACATTAAGCAACAGTACGGATCTTTCTGATGAAACATTACAATGGTTTAGCACTAGAGGTATAACACAAAGTGTTATTAAAAGAAATAAGATCACGCAGAAGAGAGAATATATGCCTCAAGTATCTAAAGAAAGGCAAGTAATATGTTTTAATTATTATAGAGAAGGGGAGCTTATTAATGTAAAATACAGAGATGGGGAAAAGAATTTTAAGCAAGTAAAAGATGCTGAAAAGATATTTTATGGACTAGATGATATTAATGATTGTAATGAAGTTCTTATAGTAGAAGTCC